TGTCAACGTATAGTTGCTTGCTGTGTTGGGCGCAGCAATGGTCAGGACACCTGCCCCGATTGCGTTTCCTGAAAGTGCGATTGAACTCATGAGTTCTCCTTAAAGAACGACCCAGTTGCTACCAGTTGGGACAGTGACTGTGATGCCGGAGTTGATGGTAATTGGCCCTGTACTCATTGCATTGTAGTTTGTAGTGATTGTGTAGTCGGTTGTAACTGTTTGACCGTTCTGCACAAATACTTGGTCAGCTCCACCACCAGTAGCACCACCGCCAACAGATGCCCAAGCCGTGCCGTTGTACCCCTCAAACTGTGTAATTGTGCTGTTGAAGCGCAAATAGCCAGACGCGCCCGTTGGCCGCTGTGCTGTTGTTCCTGACGGAACCAAGATGGCATCGGTTGCACTAATAGCCAAGGTAACGGCTGGAGATGCTGTGCCAAGTCCGACTTTACCGGCTGCATCTTTGTAAATCTGATTCGTGCCGATAGCAATAATGCCCGTGCCGCCTGTCAGTGTGGTCGTGTAGGCAAGCGCAGTGAACGTGCCCGCAAGAGCTGTTGTCGCACCTATCGACATATTATTGATCGTACCGGCAGTACCAGAACTGATAGTGATTGTTCCCGCACCTGTAGTGGTGTACGACTGGTTATTGGTCGTAGTATTAAATGTGGTTGCGCCAGTAGCAGACAAAGTGGTAAATGCGCCAGTGCTTGTCGTTGTTGCGCCAATCGACATATTATTGATCGTACCTACACCCGTTGAAGTCAATGCAAGCGTAGGAGTGGTGCTGGCCGTCAGCGTAATCAAGTTTGTGTAAACAGCACCGTCTGTGTCATAAGCTGCAAGAGCAAGCGTGTTGGTTGCCGTCTGCGCAGACCGAAGAATTGTGCCTGTTACAAACTGGCCGTTGACAGTAATGGTGTCTGCTGCGGCATCACCAAGAGTGGTATTACCTGTGCTGCTGAGTGTAGTAAATGTGCCAGCAAGCGGAGTGGTTGCGCCAATCGACATATTGTTGATGGTGCCAGCCGTGCCTGAACTTATTGTTATTGTTCCTGCGCCAGTAGTTGTATACGACTGGTTATTGGTTGTCGTGTTAAATGTGGTTGCGCCAGTAGCGGTCAAGGCTGTGAACGTGCCAGCAAGAGCGGTTGTTGCTCCAATAGACATGTTGTTGATAGTGCCTGCTGTGCCTGAGCTAATTGTTATCGTGCCTGCACCTGTGGTTGTGTACGACTGCGCGTTGGTTGTCGTGTTAATGGTTACCGCACCTGTGGCGGATAACGTAGTAAATGCGCCAGTTGATGCCGTAGTTGCGCCAATAGACATGTTATTAATCGTGCCTACACCTGTTGAAGTCAAAGCAAGCGTAGGGGTAGTACTCGCAGTCAACGTAATCAAGTTTGTATAAGCCAAACCATCTGTGTCGTATGCGGCAAGGTTTAAAGTATTGGTTGCTACTTTTGCTGACTTAAGTTGAGTGCCTGTGACATATGACGCATTTTCTGTAATAGTGTCGGTATCAGCATCTCCAATGGTCGTATTACCTGTGCTGGTAAGCGTAGTAAATGTACCGGCAAGAGCAGTGGTTGCCCCGATAGACATGTTGTTGATAGTGCCAGCCGTGCCCGAACTGATCGTAATGGTTCCCGCACCTGTGGTTGTGTATGACTGTGCGTTAGTAGTAGTGTTCAGTGTTACTGCGCCTGTAGCAGTCAAGGCTGTGAACGTACCGGCAAGAGCCGTGGTTGCACCAATCGACATATTGTTGATAGTGCCAGCAGTACCTGAACTGATGGTAATAGTTCCAGCGCCTGTAGTAGTGTATGACTGCGCGTTGGTAGTTGTATTAGCGGTTACTGCACCTGTAGCAGTCAATGTACCCGAGGCAGACAGCGTGGTAAACGCGCCAGTGCTTGTCGTTGTCGCGCCAATCGACATGTTGTTGATAGTGCCAACACCTGTCGAAGTCAGGGTAAGAGTAGGTGTGTTACTTGCGGTCAACGTAATTAAGTTTGTGTATGAAACACCGTCTACGTCGTATGCCGCAAGGTTTAAAGTATTGGTTGCCGCCTGAGCAGAACGCAGTACAGTACCAGTCACAAACTGACCGTTTAAAGTAATGGTGTCTGCTACCGCATCGCCAAGGGTTGTATTACCCGTTACGGATAAATTACCGTTGACTGTTAAATTGCCAACAGTGGATGAGCCGATTTCAATAAAGTCAGAGCCGTTCCATGCAACGACAGCACTTGCGCCGTTGGGGATGGTCAAGCCAGTTGTCGGGCCAACGCCCACAATCTTGACGGCAAAGCCACCAGTAGTTGAGTTGATGATGGTGTAAATCTTGGACTGAGCTGGCGCAGTAATTGTGCGTAACACTGTCCTTGCGCCTGAGCACAGCAGGATGGCCTCCCGTGCGGTGTTTGCTGCCCCTGTGGTGGTTGTCAGCGTGACATCTGCGTCAGTGCTTAAGGTGGTAGTACCCGCAATAGCTGAATCAAGCAGCGAGGTAATACTGTTATTTACGGTATCGCCCCATGTGCCTGACAGCTCTCCCGTGACGGGAAGTGCCAAACCCAAAAGTGATGTGTACGCTGTAGTCATGGTTTACCTCAAGTTACTACTTCTTCCCAGTCGGCAGTCTGCGCATCGTCAATGGCTGCCCATCCGGGAGTTTGCGGGTTGTTGATATTTTGCCAGTTTGCGGCCTGTGTGTCATCTACATTTACCCAGCCTGCCGATTGTACGTCTGAGATTGGTGTCCAGTTGGCTGTCTGACTGTCGTCAATCAGCTTCCAGTAAACAGCAATCAGTGTTCCAACATACCCCTGCGCCTGATTTCCGGTCAGGCCAAATGTTCTTGCTCCCAACGCTACCGAACCAACAGCAGCCGTGGCAGCATTACCCGTCAGTGCAATTACCAACTCATGGCCAACCGTTCCAACCGAGCCAATCGCTTGATTACTTGGAATCGGAACAATGACCGCATTCGCAAGACCAGAAGCCACAACGCCAGTCAGAGCAACCGAAGCACTTTGAACAACTGTGCCAGCCGTGCCAGCGGCAACATTACCAGTCAAACCCAGTGAAGTTGCGCCCCGAGAAACCGTGCCAACCAAACCACTGGCAACTACGCCAGTCAAAGCCAGCGAGGTAGTTCCCCGAGAAACCGTGCCGACACTGCCGGTCGCCAAGTCGCCGGTCAGGGCAACATCCTTGCTGTGAACAACCGTTCCAACTGAACCCGCTGCTGCAACACCAGATAACGCAACCGTTACTGTGGGAGCTACCGTACCAACCGCGCCAGTTGCAACATCTCCGGTCTCTGCTGAAGACTGACTGGGGACAACCGTACCAACCAAACCCGCAGCAGCATTACCTGTCAAGGCAACAGTCAGGCTGGGCGTGACCGTACCTACGGCCCCTGTTGCTACATCTCCCGTTGCTTCAAGAGTGCCGCCCCAGCCGTTCGCGCCCCAAGTACTGTCGCCCCAGCCGAGAGACATAACCTACCCTTTAGGTGGTTGCCAAGCGCAGTAAAGCAGTTGACGTATTGTTTGTTGGCATTGTCAAGGTGAAGGTGCCTGCCGTGATGGTCTGTGAACCAAACGTGTGGACACTGATAGCCTTGTTGCTTTGAGTCGAGTTGTACAGCAGTACTGTGTCAAAAGCCGTAGCCAGTGTCACTGTGGTGTAGGTAATTGAAGCTGACGGAGTCCAATATGCCACACCAGCCGTTGCAGAAGAGTTAGCTGAAGTCGGAGCCGTGGCATTCGTTACCGTCACGCCGCCAGCGGTGTAGTTTGTACCAGTGACTTCGCCAGTTGCTGTGTATGCAGTTGTGGCCGCATTGATGGTTGCCGAGGTTAGATACAAAGCTGCTTTAACCGTATCTGTAGTTGGTGCAGTCAAGCTGCCACGGGACACAATGGTTGAAGTGCCAAGCTGGTGCTGACCGAGCATCAACTCGCTCATGAACGAGGTGCACATTGATTGGGTATTTGCCATGATTTATCCTTTAGCCAATTGATTGGGTTTCGCCGCCACCAAAGACGGGCATCTTTTTCAGTGTCACATGCGCAGACCGGTGGACAAGCTCACCTTCTAGCCAGTACTCAGTCCATGTGGTCATCTCGTTATCGTTGTCCACGGTGCCCTCACGCTTCTCCAGCAATGAGTCATCCATGTCGCCTTTGGTTGTGGTTACAAGTGCCATTACGCGATCCTTATGATTGCTGAAGTACTGGTGGCAGTAGGGAACTGCACCGTGAAAGTTGCTGTTGAAGTCTTGTTGGAGCCAAAGTCCAGCACGCATACAGCACCATTGGCCCCAGCTTTGTAGATCAAAGCTCCACGCGCAGTGAGTGCGCCTGTCCACGATGTGTTTGCAAAGGAAATGTACGCAGTCGTGTTGGGCGAGTTCCCTGTTGTGGGGGTCTGGTTTATCGTAAGCACATTGCCCCCAGCCGTATACCCAGTGCCCACAACCTCGCCCGTAGTCGTATAAGCCGTGGTAGCGGCATCAAGCGTGGCTGCATTGGTATAGAGCGCAAGCTTAAAAGTACCGGACGTAAAGTCGAACGTGCCATTCATCAGGCCCGTACGGAACGTATTGCAGGTGTAGTTTCCCGTAAACGCCATTAACGGACTCCATTATTCTGAGGTAACGGAGCTTCCCGATACTGGCCGCTGCGATACGCATCTCCGCGCTCAAGTCCATCGCCCAGACGTTTAGCCAATGCAAGTGCTTCTTTGTACTTGCCGTCATACAACCCAATCAGATCAGGCTCGCCCTTCATGAATGTGTATGCCTCAACCAAGGAACCGTAGAGCAACACGGTATCAAAGTTGTCGCCCAACCATGTTTGGCCAGAAGCCACTGTGGTGATTGATTCTGGGTAGTAGTAATAGTGCAGCTCCACTGTGTAGGTGCTGTCCGGCGTTGGGCCAAGAATAAAGCTTAACTCGTTGGAGATAACGCTTGCCGCTACCGTCGGGCCAAACAAAGCGTAGTATTTTGGGGTCGCAGTGTCTGTTGCCTTGGGGTATGCTTGGCGGATGAAGTTCACATCTTTGTTCAAAAGAAACTCTTGTCCGTCTGCGGTTTCAATTGCTAGCGAGTACGTTGAAAGGAAATCATCGGGGCAAGATAAATATTTATTGTTGGCTGTTACTGTTCCCGTCATGTTTTTGCGAATTGAAGGGAACTGAACCGAGTTGTATATGCGCTGCTCAGCCTGCTCAATGAACCGATTTATCTGAGTTGTAGACGAAACCGTAGACGAATCCGCGAGCGTAATCGTCGGAAAAGTATTTTCCGTGTAGGTTTGAATTGCGGCTACAAGCTCAGAATAGGTCATGCCATCGGGCCTCTTGCCATCAGACCTTTAGTAGCCGCGCCAGTGCC